CTCTATTGTTCTAGCAAACAATACTGGCGGTATGATTTTCTCTGACGGTGTTAACGTGTTTGCCAACTCTTCTGTTACCAACGCTACAGTTACTTTGTTGACTGTTGACGGTGGACAGAATGTGTCTGGCACTTACAACGCATCATAAGGAGTGAACAATGGCTAATCCCGATTCAGTTGGTCAATTTAACCTAGATTCATTTGGGAATGGTCGTATTGGTCAAGCTACTGTTGTGTCTATGGCAGCCCTGGGTAACGGTGTTGCCACCATTCCTCTTGTGAGTGGTGGTCTAACCAACTCAGGTACTGCCTTGGGTTCTGGTTCAGTGATTCCTCGCAGAATTACTGTCAACAACCCTACAGGGTCTGTTTCGTCTGCTTATGTGACGATTACAACAAGCAATGACGGCAACACCAGTAATGCGGTGGTTGCTAACGTGGCTTTGAGTAACATCACGGCAGCTGGTAGATACCAAGATTTGACCATAGCAACGCCTTACTCCACCACAACTTCAATTACTGGTAACTTGACACAGGCACTTTATGTGAATGTGACCACAGTTTCTGGAAATTCAAATACTGTGAACTTCCAAGTTTACGGTGACGTTGTGCAGTTCTAATGAACGTGTTTGTAACGAACCGTGGGGACACACAGCTTGCTGTTGGTCCTTACGAGTTTAAAAAGAATAATCCTGTAGAGCTGCCTCTTGAGGTGGCTGTGCAGTTGTTTGGGTATGGTCTTGAAGATCGAGAGCATATCCTAGTTCGCTGGGGTTGGATTCAACTTCACAGTGAGCTGAAAGAAGGCTTAAAAAAGTTAGATCAGTTTGTAATTACGACTGAAAGACCAGGGAAAAACAGCTCGTTACCCTCGGCTGTTGGACGAGTACCCCTTACCCTACAAAAGGGTTCGGGGGAAAAGACTCAATTGAAGGTAGCATAACATGGACAGCAAATGGCAACGCTTAACGACTATCTCAGCCAAGTTGAAAATTTGCTCCATGACGTTAACAATGTTTTCTGGACGCAAAATCAGTTAACAACCTACATTAACGAGGCGAGAGAGCGCACGGTCAGAGACACAGGTTGTCTGCGTAATCTCCAGACTACAACAGCTCCCCTGGCTTATAACTCTACTGCCCTAACGGGTGTCTCCCCTACCGCATGGGCTGGAAACACCGCAGTCACAGCTGGTCAGTACGTCTTCTCCAACATCTTCAACTACGTCTACACCCAAAGTGGGACATCTGGCAGCTCTGCTCCAGCCTACCCTTCTGGCTCTAGTCCTTTCCCACCATCTACGCCATTTGCAGACGGCACTGCCCAGCTGCAATATGTAAGCAATTGCGAAATTATCCCGTTCAATGCCCTTCCCCAGGGTATCAATGTCTATGATGTTGTCAACATTAACCTTTATTGGGGCAATAGTAGGATTCCTCTGCGTTATCTGCCTTGGTCCAACTTCACTGCCCAACTGCGATACTGGCAGAATTATGTGGGTAGACCCATCTGTTTCAGTATGTATGGACAACAGGCGATCTACATTGCCCCCATTCCCGATCAGTCTTACTTCATTGAAGTAGATACCAACATATTGCCCACAGCTCTGTCACTTAATAATCCTAACGTGACAGATAGCATTATTGACCCGTGGAATACCTCTGTTCAGTATTACGCAGCTTACAAGGCCAAGTTCTACGAACAGTCTTACGGTGAAGCTGAAATTTTCAAGCAAGAGTACAACAAACACATATTGAACGTACTCAATAGCACGTTTACCAGAAGGATTCCTGATCCATACAGTAGTGGAGGGTAAGCATGGCCTCCGCAGAACAGAAGAAGTCCTACCAGGTAATCAAGGCTTTCAAGGGTCTCAACACCAAGGCCAACCGCACGGCTATCGACAAGGATGAGTTCTCCTGGTTAGAGAACGCCATGCCTGTGGGGTCTGGCAATATGCGGATTATTCCCACCAGTAGCAACGTGACCAACGGTGCAAATGCGGTGGTGTTTACCAGCAATGTCACTTACCTGACCTCTGCCAACATCAATGATGATTATGTGGTGGCTGCACAGTCAGACGGCTCTCTACAAGCATTTGACCTAACTTCTAACAACTTTGTGACCATTGCCAGCACTGGCACTCTCTCAAACAATAGCGTGTCTTCTGGGCAATACCAGAATACTGACCTGTTTATTGGTGACCCCAACAAGGGTTTGTTTGACTGGAACGGGGTTAGTCTGATTCCTGTAGGTTCTGTGGGCAGTATTGCAATTACAAACCCAGGCATTAACTACACTTCTGCCCCCAACGTGGTTATTTCTACGCCCAACAACGCCAACGGTGTACGGGCTACTGCGGTGGCCTCGATCACCACAGGTTCTGGCGGGGTGCAAAGTATTCAGGTCACAGCTGGTGGTACAGGATTTACGTCTGTTCCTACCGTCACGATAACAACTCCTGACGTTCAGGGCGGTAGCACGGCTACGGCTGCAGCCACTATTTCTGGCGGTGCGGTGGTGGCTATTTCTGTTATCACGCCTGGTTCTGGCTATCTAACACCCCCCGCAGTGAGCATTACTGGGGGCGGTGGGTCTAGTGCAACTGCAAATGCAGCACTTTCCACAGGTATTGTGAACAGCATAACCCTCACAAACGGGGGCAGCGGGTATACATCTCAGCCTAGCGTCACTATTTCTGGCGGTGGCGGGTCAAATGCCAGTGCTATTTGCCAGCTCGTCTCGTTTGCCACAGGCGTGGTGTCCATCCAGGTCACCAACGGGGGCACAGGCTACGGTCAATATGGCAACCTGGCAGTGACCATCACGGGTGGCGGGGGTACAAATGCGAATGCTACTGCGGTTATTTCTGGAAACGTGGTTAGCCAGGTCATTATGAACAACCCAGGCACTGGGTATACGACTGCACCCACGGTGGCTGTTTCTGGTGGTACTGGCACGGGTGCAAACCTTGTTGCAACTGTTCAGTTAAACCCCATAGTGGACATTGCCACCTTTTCCAACCGTGTTTGGTTGGCACAGGGGCGCACGGTGTACGCCAGTGCGTCTACAAGCCCCACAGATTTCACTTCTGTATCTGCTGTAGCGTTCAACATCCAAGACAGCACCTTGCACGGCAACATTCAGGGACTCTTGTCTGCCAACAACTTCTTGTATGTTTTCGGAGACGATAGCATCAACGTGTTTTCGGACTTGCAAGTGACCTCCACAGGGGCTACGGTGTTCACAAACACCAATGTGAGTGCGTCTATTGGTACTTCCAGAATATACGCCATTTTCCCCTATTTCAGGTCAGTCCTGTTCATGAACGACTACGGTATTTATGCCCTGGTTGGTTCAACAACTACCAAGATTTCCGACCCTCTAGACGGTATTTTCCCCTATATTGACTTCAGCAAGCCCGTCACAGCTGGTCAAACGCTGCTCAACAACATCCTTTGTGCGGTGTTTAACTTCTATGTGAACAGTTCTTTTTCCATAGGACCATCAGGATCACGGTACATACAGTGTATTTTCTTTGAGAAGAAGTGGTTTGTGTCTAGCCAGGGCAACATCCAGTATGTGACCTCTGTGCCTTTTGGCGGTAAGGTAAGACTGTATGGAACTGATACTAATAAAGTATTAAAGCAACTTTATAGTGACTCAACAAGCAATGTAAGCAGTTATATACAGACTGCTTTAAATGAGATGGGTGACCCCATCAGAACCAAACAGGCGCTTAAATTTGCAGTGGAGGCTACCATTACTCAAGGTGGCACTTTAAACGTCACTGTGGACTCAGAAACAGGCTCTAGCCCATCATATACGCTTACAAACCAAGTTAATTGGGTTAACACCTCAAGTTTGGTGGTTGGTTGGACAAATAACGCATCTGCTACGATAATTTGGGTTGACACAAATGGATACTATTTGTACAAATCAGATGCAGAGCAGTATGGTAAGTATTTAGGTTTAACGCAAACCAGTAATTCTGCTGGGTTTATTGTGAACACGTTTGAGTTTGAACATGAATTAAGAGTGAGGTTCTAACATGGCATTACCAATTACAGTCCCCTACACGTTTGGATCGGCTACAACGGCTATTCCATTGTCTAACCTTGACAGTGATTTCAGCACAATTACAAATGCTGTGAACGGCATTGGTAACGGTTCTGTGGCTCTTGCCAACGTACAAATTACTGGTGGAACAATTCCTAGTGCAAACGTCACAGGACTTGGGACAATGGCAACCCAGAATGCTAGCAACGTCACCATTACTGGTGGAACTATTAACACTGTTGCCCACACAAGTGGCACGTTTGCAAATGCCAGTATTACTAGCCTGGCAACTACATTTCCTAACAATTATCTATCCAACAGCAGCGTTACTATTGGCAATACAGCTGTCGCATTGGGTTCTACCGTCACTTCTTTTGGTAACGTAACCCTCACAAATGCAACTATCAGCTCTGTTAGTGCTGTCCTTACACCAGCACAAGGTGGAACTGGTGTTAACAATAGCACCAATACAATTACTGTGGCTGGTAACTTATCTCACACAGGTGCGTTTACACAAACAATTGCTGCAACGGCTAATACATCGGTTACTTTGCCAACATCAGGCACTATCATTTCTAGCGTGACAGCTCTGCCTGGTGCAGTAACAGGAACGCCATCTAGTACAACCTATTTGCGTGGTGATGGTACTTGGGCAACATTATCTAGCAATTCCATTTCTAACGGCACATCCAACGTCACAGTAAACTCATCTGGAGGTACAGTTTCAATAACAACTGCTGGTACGACTGCGGTCACGATTGATACAAGCCAAAATGTGGGATTGGGCGTTACTCCTAGTGCTTGGACATCAGGCACTAAAGCAGTTGAGATTGGAAATATTGGTAATGCTGTTGTTAGTAATAGTGTTGACGATATAAGAATATATTCTAATATTATTAAAGATAATACCAACTATAAGTATGGTGCAAATGGATATGGTAATTTATATCTTTGCGGAAGTGGTTCGGGTTCTCATGCTTGGTATAACGCACCATCAGGAACAGCGGGTGGAGCAGTAACACTTACCCAAGCAATGACACTAGATGCTAGTGGTAACTTGTTGGTGGGGGCGACAGCACAATTAAATTCTGAAAAACAATATGTGTACCAATCTGCCAATGGAATTGGCATTCAAATAAACTGTGTTAATTCAGCGCAAAATGATTATTTATTTAGAATGCGTGCCGCAAGGAACACTACAAATGGAAGTTTTAACGCAATCGGCTATTACAACGATGGAGCTGGAGCATATAAGTTTATAGTTGCAGATTCTGGTAATGTTACAAATACCAATAACAGTTATGGTGCTATTTCAGATGTCAAATTAAAAGAAAACATTGTTGATGCAACACCTAAACTTGCTGATTTACTTAAAGTTCAAGTTCGTAATTACACGCTCAAATCAGATCCAACACATAAGCAATTGGGCGTTGTTGCTCAAGAGTTGGAACAAGTCTTTCCATCAATGGTTGAAGAATTAGCCGATAGAGATTTTGACAACAATGACCTTGGAACAACAACAAAACAAGTTAAATACAGCGTTTTTGTTCCTATGCTTGTCAAAGCAATCCAAGAACTCAACACCCTCATTACCGCACAAGCCGCAGAAATCACAGCACTTAAAGCAAAGGTAGGTATTTAATATGTCAAACACATACACATGGATTGTGGAGAGGATGGATTGCTATCCCACATATGAATCACAAACAGACGTAGTATTTACAGTCCACTGGCGTTGCAACGCAACTGATGGAACACATAATGCAACCATCTATTCAACACAAGGCTTGACCTATGTTGCTGGTTCAGCATACACGCCATATGCCCAACTAACGCAAAACCAAGTGCTAGGGTGGATTTGGGCTTCAGGCGTTGACCAGACGGCAACACAGACCGCATTAGACACCATGATTGCAAACCAGATTAATCCACCTGTGGTTTCACCCGCATTACCCTGGAGTGCCTAATGTCAGTATCAGCACCATTCAGCCCATCTGGTAACACAGTAGTCATTACTGCTGCTACAACTGCACCAGCTCCTGTACAAGTACCGTCTACAACATTAGGCGGTAACCAGTACAGGATCATTAACTCTGGTTCTCAAGTAGTTATTTTGGGGTTTGGTGCTAACTCTGCACAGGCTGCAGCTGGTGGTGTCATACCTACTAGCACTCAGAACAACTGCATACCCATGTTGCCTGGTACAGATGAGATATTGACGTTTGTGCCCAATGCTTACTTCACTGCTAACGCAACAAGCAGTACGGCAACCATTTATATAACACCTGGGGACGGGGACTGATATGTTAAAAACAGCCAGCAGTGGAACAACAGGCCAATTGAATTATCAAGGCACATGGAATGCCAATACTAATTCGCCTACACTTGTCTCTGGCACTGGCACTAAGAACAACTATTATGTGGTTTCTGTAGCGGGTACAACCACGCTAGACGGCATATCTTCATGGTCTGTGGGTGACTGGGCTATCTTTAACGGGACGGTCTGGGAAAAGGTATTGGGAGGCACTACAGAGTCTTTTGCAAATGTGTCGATCACAACGGCAACAGGTTACCTCTACGCCAACAATACTGCCAACGTCACAGCATCTTTGACCATTCCTAATTCTGGATTAGCCAACAGCAACGTCATTATTGGCAACGTAACAATTGCGTTAGGAAGTTCAACTGCTAACCTTGCCAACCTTACTTTAGCCAACGTCATCATTCAGAGTGGAACAATCCCTTCTGCTAACCTTTCTAGCAATAGCGTTGTTATTGGTAATACCACAGTTGCATTGGGTTCAACTGTAACAAGTTTAGGTAATGTAACGCTAACAAACACCACTATATCC